CTTTGACTGATACGCAGCATTATGAGATGCGAATGCAGTTGGATCATATTCTATGTTCTTGACACCATGGGAACAGGTCATTGTCTGTCCAGGTGTTAGGGTAGCCTTACAGTGCAGTTTAGCAGTCCAAGTGTCCTTGAAATCACTGTAGTCATTTGGATACTGTCCATAGTCCAAGTAGCTAGTGAAGCTGGTATCCTGATTGGCGGTGACGCCATTTTGCCAGGCAGTTGCAACTCCAATAGTGGAGCTTTGTTTTGGTGTGCATAAGTACACCTTCAGTTTAATATCAGTCTGATAGTTATTCCTGGCTTGGATCGAGCAATGAGCACTCTTGAATAAGAAGCGTCGATCGTAGGTACCGGTTTTACCATCCGCTACAGTTAGCGTACCAGGGGTAGCAGGATCATAGTATTTGAGATACTGGATAGAATCATTGAAGTCTGCCATGACGAGTCCTTCAACAATAGCAACACCATACCGAGTAGATGCAGCATTACACAGAACCGGGCCGTGAACTCCCATATTCCGATGTATAAAGGTTCCGAGAGAAGCATTCTCTGAGAACTTCAATCCCTTGATAGCAGACTCCAAGTGACAAACTTTCTTAGATAGTTTACGCCGACCCATAGTCCGGCATTTTCTCGACTTTCGATAGGCGACTCGACGAGAGTAGGGTTTACGTTGACGTAACGAACCACCGCCACCTGGGGCTTTGGTAGTTTTGCGTACTCGCTTACGGGAACGAGACGACGGTGCTTTCTTCCTCTTACTAGACGGCATGGCGTTGTAGATCTGTTTTCCAACAGAGTAGGCAGCACGGGCAGCTCCGAAGGGGTTACCTTGGGCAGCAGCAGCAAGTCCAGCGACAATTCCTTGTTGATGAGCACGAGCAGCTCCAACTTGCATTTATTTACCTAATCGGTTTTCTGATTAGAGCAGAGAATTTTTTTTTTCACGGATGAAATTTTTTTTTCTCTTATATATGTTGAAAGACGAAATGTCACAACCACCCAAAAAAAAAACAAAAAGAGGTACACAATGTTGTGTCTGGGATTTTACGTGGAGTCAAGAAAATATTTCCACGCGCCCCTCCGCTGAGTTACTCAACAAAGAATGCAAGAAGTGGGCCTTCCAGCTGGAAGAGGGGGAGGGAGGCTATAAGCACTACCAAGGCCGAATATCACTGAAGGTGAAGGCACGGCTAGGACAAGTAATAGACATGTTTCCGAAGGGCGTCCACTGGAGCGTAACTTCGAAGGCAAACTGTGAAAATCAGTTTTATGTACTCAAGGATGAGACAAGGATAGAAGGGCCCTGGAAGAGCACTGATCCATATATACCAAAGCAGATACGGATGATCAAGGAACTAAGACCTTGGCAGAAAGATGTTCTGAAGATCTCGGGTAACTGGAGCACACGAGACATTAACGTGATCATAGATCCGAAGGGCAACAACGGTAAAAGTACCCTTGTTTTGTGGGCGATCGCTAATAAGTTGGGACAGCAGCTTCCAGCCTGCAACAACTATAAGGATCTGATGAGGATGGCCATGAACGTACATGAAGCCACCAATTTTAAGACACTCTTCATTGACATGCCACGAGGTCTAAACAAAGAAAAAGTCGGAGCGATGTTCTCCGCCATTGAATCCATCAAGAATGGCTACCTTTGGGATGATCGATACGAGTTTAAGCAGAAACTGATCGATTGCCCAGCAGTTTGGGTATTTACGAACAAGACGTTCGAACGAGGCGATCTGACTGACGATCGATGGAAACTGTGGGGGATTTCGAATGACCAAGAGTTGGTAATTTATGACGAGATGACATACAAAAGCGAAATGGTTTTTTAGGCGCTTCGCTGTAATACTAATAAAAAACCTTCCTATTATTCTTTAGAACAGACCGGCTCCATTGGCTCCACTTCCGGAGGGGCGCGTGAAAAGTCGAGTGGGCTCCACTTTCGTTGGGCATGAGTGAAAAGTCGAGTAAGAGACTCACATCACTCGAGAGGTCGCGGGGCCGAGTCGGCCTTCGGCCTCCTTACGCCCCCGACAACCTCTCAAGTGATGTTCAAACATGCCATGCTCGCCGCCTTCGGCGGCTCAGAGATGATAAACTTGAGAGGTCGTATTTTATTAAACTTACGTTTGACTATAACCGATATTATCGGCAACAGGTTTAGCAGACTGGACAGCGCCTGTAGTCTGATCAGCAGTTCCGTTTTCAACCTTGATGAATCTGACATTCACACCTGCATCGTAGTTCACGATTCGGACACGGTTTGACATTAGATCTACTCCACCACGAATGAGGCCGTTAGCGGCGGTAGAGTTATGGCCGAGAGTACCCTCGACGACAACCAAGAACTTGAAGTTTTTGTACTTTGACTGATACGCAGCATTATGAGATGCGAATGCAGTTGGATCATATTCTATGTTCTTGACACCATGGGAACAGGTCATTGTCTGTCCAGGTGTTAG